TCCTGCTTTAGGACTACCCGAAGCAATAGTGGTTTCCGATACTAACTCTATTGGATATTTAGATGGAGTTGCCGACGCTATTTCCGCAGTTGGAAGTGGTGCAGACGTTGCTAATAGTACCGTTACGATAACGAGTGCTTTAGATGGAAGTGCGACAGTACAAATTTTAACAAACGCATCATAACTTAGTGGGGGCTTAACCGCCCCCTTATTCGGAGGCAAAAATGGAAAACAGAGCCGTCTGTGATACAAAGACAGGCGAAGTTGTTTCGGAACTACGAGAAGGCGACCGAATATTAAGAAAAGAATCTATTGATGCTTTTAAGCAACATAACAAAGATGGCCGTTCGTTTATAAAAGGGAATACAGCCGAAATGCGAAAATTAACTCCCTTATTATCTATGAATGAACGTGCAATGATATTTTCGCTCATGCCTTATACTGCATACCAGACGTGTCTTATCCAATATCCAAACGGAAAAGACATTGGTTTACAGGAAATTATTAAAATAAGCGGAATGTGTCGCAACACAGCTTCCGAAACAATTCGCAGATTATCGGCAAAAGATGTTCTCTATCGAGGACGGAATAGCCGAAATAACCAATACTTTATCAACCCTTGGATCGTTTACCGTGGTGCGGAATTTAACATCGTACTTTCGGAAATGTTCAAAAACTATCGCATCCTTTCACGCGGCGGCATCCAGTGGAAGGATTTGCTATAGTCCTCCTTTCTTTTTTGCGGTGAGGGCGATGTAATGTCGCCCTCTATCCATAAAGGAGGTACTTATGGAATTATCAAAGAAAGAAAAAAAACAAGCGGAAACTGCCGCCTTACAAGAAGAACGAAGATATATATTATCAGAGTGTTCATCGGAATATTTTATCGAAGAATACTGTTGGATAGAAAGCAAAGATGATCCAAACATATCGGCTGTTCCTTTTAAGTTATGGCCGAAACAGAGAATAGCACTAAAAGAAATCCAAGAAAACAAGTTAAATATCATATTAAAGGCCCGTCAACTTGGTCTTACATGGCTTGTTATCTGTCATATAGTAGGTTGTTGCCTAAAATTTGGCGGATTTACTGCCTTAATCCTGTCTGAAACGGAACCGAAGTCCAAAGAACTAATAAATAGAGCAGATTTTGTGTTAAGACATTTACCAACATGGCTAATAATACCGGAGAAAAAATTTAAAGAAATCAAAAAAGCACAGGGCGAAGGTGCGTATTCCGGTCTTTATTGGATCAAAACAGCATTGTCTATAGAAGTTAGGTATGGGGATGAATCAAAAGAAGTTGCAACAATCAAAGCACAAGCATGTACAGAAGGTGCCGGACGTTCTTTAACCGGCGACATAGTATTTTTCGATGAATGGTCTATCCACAAGTTTGCATCAGCAGTATGGGACGCTGCATATCCAACAATAAATAGACCAGGAAGCGGAAAGTTTATCGGACTTTCAACAAATAAACGTGGTAGTTTCTTTGAATCTATATGGAAAGGTGCTACGAAAAAAGGTTTTCACAGTATATTTTTAGATTGTTTTGCGGATCCACGCAGAACCCAAGAATGGTACGACCAATCGTGTATGGCATTAGGTTCAAAGGTCCAACAGGAATACCCCAGGACTCCAGAGGAAGCTCTACTTGCCGGCGATAACATATCGTTTCCAGAGTTCTCTTACGATATACATGTATGCGAAGAATTTGCGGATGGAATACCTAAACATTGGAGAAGAATCGCATCTGTTGATAATGGATATAACGACCCGTATGCTTGGTACAAGGCGGCCATTTCAGATGATGGCATTGTCTATATCTATTACGAACAATCACGTTGGCGAGACGAACCGCAGTTGTTGTACGATGAACAAGCGAGAGAATTTAACAGTTCATTATTCTATTGGGATGATGAAGACAAAGTAACAAAGCGAGAAAAACTCGACTATATTGTTGCTGGCCTTGACGCTTGGCATAAGAACCATCGAGACAAAACGAATAAGAACCTCATAGATTATTACATCGAAGGTGGACTTACCAAAGAGGGTTTTCTTCCGGCTGTTACCGATAGGATTTTACGAAAAGCAACATGGCACGAATACTTAAAACCAATTTATGACGAGAACTCAGAAACTTGGGGAGCCAAATTACAAATATGTTCAAACTGTACATATTTAATAGAGACTCTTCCGCAGTTGGTAAACGATGAAAGAAACCCTGAAAAAGTGGCGGATCTTTCAGATATAGATAACCCGTATGATGCTGCAGGATATTTACTCATTTCAAGACACGCCCAAAAGAGTGTGGATAAGACAAGGCCACAAACAACGCTTATGCAACGGCATAAGCAAGCAAAATTTAAGCAAATAAAAAGGAGAAGGTAATATGGTTAAGAAAGTTACACGCCGCATGAGATGCGAGGTTCAAGGATGTCGCGCTAGGGCATCTTATGGTTTTGGAAAAAAGGGAAACGATTATCCGATGTGCGAGGAACATTTTAAACAGCTCGTTGCAGAGGGAATGGAAATGCTGGGCTTAACCGATACACCAAAAGACGAAAAAGATGCGTCTACGGAGCCAAAACAGGTTCAGAAACCGATTGTAGAGAGTGGGGGAGACGTACCAGAAGAACCTGAAACAAAAACGGATGCAGAAAAAAACCCAGAATATAACACTTGTAAATATTGTGGCGAGAAATTCTTGAAAAGTGATTTCGGTGGATATATGAAACATCTTAAAAAATGCAAAAAAGAAGCAGAAGCCAAGGCTAAAGCAGAAGCAAAGGAGCAAGAGGAATGATTTATTTATTTGTAATTGTTCTTTTGTTAATAGCATATATAGTTTACTTGCAGTATTCATTTGCGAAAGAACGCAAAAGGTATATAGAACTGACTGCCGCAAAAGATTTTCCGGAATTTAAAATGTTTGAAAAAGAAGAACAAAGAGAAAGAAAAAAGAAAAAGAATTTATTTACAGCACGTGATAATAGGGAAAACCCAAAAGTAGGTGATTAAATTGAAGTGGGGAATGGAAAAAGCGAGTTCTTTTACAAAATCTTTATTTAATACTGACAAAGACCCTGTTGATATTGTGCTGGAAGATGAAGAAGCCATGAAGGGTATAAGTGAAGAGTTTGCACAAGAAGTAATAGCCGATATGAAACAACGCTATGAGACGAGAAAATCGGAACGAATCAAGATGGATCTTCAAATAAGGTTGAACATTAACTTCTATAACGGAGAACAATTCACAAAAATGGATTCTTTTATGAACGACATAGAAGAATCACTACCTTTAAGTACATGGGAAGAGAGAAACGTCTTTAATGAAATCGCCCCAGCAATAGAAACAAGATTTGCGATTCTATCGAAGAGAAAGAATAATCTCAAAAATCGACCGGCCTCTGCATCGAGCGAGGACCGAACTTCGGCAAAGATAGGAAACAAAATACTTGCTTCAACAAAACGTAGGCTTTCTATGGGTGAGTTGCAACAAGAAGCGAACCTTATTTCCGGAATTATGGCAACGGCAGTATGGAAAACGGTCTGGGATTCATCCCGCGGTCGAATTGTTGGTGAAATAGCAAGAGAGATAACCGACAAAGAAAACGAAAACTTAACAAAGTATGAATATGAAAATAAGCTACTTGGTTATAGCGATAAAACCATAACAAGGAAAATACGTGAAGGTGATGTACTGACAACAATACATTCGCCTCTTGAAGTTTTTCCAGAGAACATTGCAGTTCCAGATAGGAAACAACGAAGAACAATGCACGTTGCTTTAATATCTCCGGATGAATTATTTGAAAGATGGGGAGCTATAGAAGAGGGTAAAGATAACGACACTTATAAAATTACAGCTTCATCTGATAAGGCATACGGGAGTGGAGTTACAGGCTTTAGTTCTGGAAGTATGTTTGCTTCCGTAACCGTGCATGACACCGTAAAGGTATACGAAGAATGGGAGCTCCCATCTGCTCGTTACCCGGACGGGCGTTTAATTGTATGCACAGATAATAACCTACTCCATTATGGTGTTATGCCCGACAAGATGGGTGAAGATGGTGGATATATCTTACCTTTTAAAGCACAACAATCATTAAAATCTGACGGTTATTTTGGCAAGTCTGTTATCGAAAGAATGATATCAGTCCAGATACAGTACAACGCTATCAAAAACCGCAGACAAGACTATATCAACCGGGTTGCGATTGGTGTTATATCTGCCGAAGAAAATTCTTTAGTTGATGAAGATTACTTCCTTGAAAATGGGATTGCTCCGGGCGATATGTTACTTCATAAGTTAGGAAGCAACCCTCCGAAGTTTTTAGATAATCACGACTTACCAGTAGACCTTAGACAAGAAGAAGAGAGTTTACTTTCTATGTTCGATAGATTATCAGGCGTTTCACAACTTGCAAAACAATCCGTACTACCAAGCCAAGTAACATCTGGTGTTGCTATTGCGGGCCTTGCGGAGCAAGACGATACAAGAATCGGTTTAGAGGGCGAAAACATAAAGCACTCACTTATTGCAGTTGGAAAAATGCAGTTAATGTTGTACCACAACAATGTAGTTTATCCACGAATGGTTGAAGACATAGGCTCAAATAACGAGTTTGAAATTAGCCAATTCAAAGGAAGTGACCTTACAAGTTTCGATATATTTGTTGAGTCCGAACCCGAAGCATCCGACACACTTTCGCAACGTAGACAAAAAGTTGTTGAGCTTCTTAACGGTGGATTGTTCAACGATCCAGAAACCGGCAACATTTCATCCGAAGGCAGAATCAAGGTATTTGAAATGCTTGAACTTGGCGATTGGGAGAATTTCGTTGAAGCAGATAACGACCAGAAGAAACGTGCAGAAAGAGAAAATAACGCGATGGTTACAGGCGAAGACGCAAGAATGTTGGAGTTTGACGACCACGTTATTCATATAAGTTCACATAATAACTTCCGTTTGAAAGCGGAATATGATGAAGCATTAAGCGAAAACCCAGAGATAGACGAACGAATTACAGCGCATGTAGATGAACATTTACGTGCATTGCAACAACTAACGTCTACAGAGCAACAAATGGGAGGATTACAACCAGAACAATTAACGCCGTCAACTTTTGGCGGAGAAACAGGGGGACCAAATGGGCAAAGTCAATAGTGATGTAGAACAGAACACAGATATTGTACCGGAAGCACCGGTAGTCGAAGAATCAAAGTTATCTCTCCAAGACCTCCTTGAAAGAGATCTTATGCAAGGCGATGTAAACAGCACGTTAGAAGAACAGCCAGGCGCGGAATCAGATATAGAAGTAGAACCAACACCAATACCAGAAGGAACCAAGCCTCCAGGAGAAGTTAAACCAGAAGATACGGCCATTCCAGAAGGGTTTGTTCCAGCAAAAGAGCAACCAGAACCAACAGCAAATGCGGCAACAATGGAAGATATAGAAACTGCCAAGAAAGATGTATTGGCCCAAATTCTTGATCTTGCAAGGGCAGACGCGGAAACCAAAGCAGAAGGTGAAGTTCCAAGTGGTGAACCATTACCAGAGGAATTTAACGAAGAAGAGTTTTTGGATAAGTTTTCCGATAATCCTGCAAAGGCCATTAAGGAAATGGCTACAAATATTGCTGACAAGCAATCCAAGACACAATTTGACGCATTGCTGGCGAAGTTACAACCGTTAATTCAGCAATCACAGATTGTTGAACAGAGGGAAAAAGTAAGAGGCTATGTAGATAAACTTATTAAAGACAATCCAGATGCTAAAGAACTATTCCCTGAAATTGCAGCATATATTAAAGAAAACCAGCTTGCTCCAGACGATGAACGTTCTTATATGGATGGTTATAAAACGAGCAAACTTAGTAGA